ATTTTATATTTACATATTATATATTATATTTTTATTCCTGTATAGAAGGTTGGAAAAGTACCTAGGTTACCTAGGTTATCTAGGGCAGCTGCGAGCTCTGTTCGCTCCACCTAGATAAACGACTAATTTTATTATCTAGGTTGGACCTAGGTTGGTGGTTTTTGCGTTTTTTATTTATTTTCTGCGTTTTGTAAGGTAGTTTAGAGATAAGGGAGCGTGTTTAACCTATAAGGATCACGCAATGAAGAGATGGTACGTAGTTCAAAGCAACCCAAATAAAGAGTATCTCGCAGCCGCAGAATTAAGAGCTAAGAATTTCAAAATATTTCTTCCCGTTTACTTACAAACCCACAAAAAAGGTTCGAAGATCATAAAACAACAGCTTCCGTTGTTTCCTTCTTACCTGTTTATTGAATTTGACCTCGAAGAAAATGATCGATGGAAGTATGCCGCGAGGACGCGAGGAGTTTTGAACATCGTAACTTTCAGTGAAAATAGTATCACACCCGTTCCAGAGGGCTGCGTCGAAGATCTAATTTCAAGGCTCGACGAGCATGGAAATGTACCTTTAGAGGCCGCGATTAGTCAAGTTATTGAGTTCACACCGGAAATGAAGCTCCGAATAGTCGGAGAAAATTATAAAGATCTTATCGCAACCTATTGTAAACATTCAGAAAAAAGGGTAACTGTACTTTTAACTTTATTAAATCGGAAAATTAAGGTAGTATTACCTATCGATTCGATCGCACCTTTGTAGATCCATAAGGGGTGCGCGGAGCGTTTAAGTTTCAAAAAGGTCAGGTATGAGTACAAGCTTCGTTGTCGCGGCGAAAATAAATCCGCTTAAGTTTTCGGACACAGCCGCAGAGGGCGACGCCACGACGTACGAGATTGACTTTAGACCGTGGCAAGCAGATAACAGTACTATAACCTCCGTAACATGGGAGGTGAAATTCGGCGAGGCTGGAATTTCTAATCAGACATTGACTTCCGGAGTTGCTTCGGCTCTTATTTCTTTTTCTAAAGCTGGTCTTTGTCTCATTGCGATCACAGCCATCACTGCTTCCGAGAAAAAGAAAGTGTTTATTGAAGTAGAGACAAGAGACATAACGTACAACCCCGACGGATACGATGTATGACAACTCAAGAAACGCAGAACGCAACACCTAAAATTAAATATAAGCGTGGTTATTCACCGGCGCAAAGAGCTTCGCAACAAAGGATGATAAACGGAGAGATTAAATCTCCTGGACGTCCTAAAGGTTCAAGAAACAAGTTCGCAGAAGCGTTTGTTCAAGACTTTATGGCTGACTGGGAAGAACATGGTGCAGATGCTCTTAAAAGATGTAGAGAAAACGATGTTGCCGCTTACATCAGCGCTGCCGCTCGTATCATGCCAAAAGATTTCAATATCAATATGACGCAGGAGGTCAATCTTGAAAAGCTCCTCAGTAAGTTCTCTACTGAAGAACTGCGAGACCTCGCCGCAGGACTTGCAGCCATTGGCGCACGTAGTAGACAAGATGTTATTGAGGGAAAAATTACAGAGCTCCCAGATTGAATTCACTAAACATTTCTTTAAGCAACGTGGCGAAGTTTTTGTACCAGCCGACCATCATCAAATCTTAGAAGATGCACTTCGTAAAGTCGAAAGCGGTGAGATCAAAAACTTACTGATCAATATCTTTCCACGCAGCGGAAAAACGCAGCTCGTTGTTATTGACTGGATGGCGCGGTGTATTGCGAACAACCCACGTGCGAAGTTCATTCACTTGAGTTACTCCGACGAACTTGCACTCGACAACTCCGCGAAATGTCGTGAGCTTGTAGGATCATCTGAGTACCAAGAACTTTGGCCAGTTAAGATCAAAGACGATGCAGACAGTAAAAAGAAATGGTACACAGAGCAGGGTGGTGGTCTTTATGCAACGGCGGCGGGTGGCCCAGTCACAGGCTTCGGTGCAGGTGTACTTGAACAACCGGAGGATGGTCTTTTTTACGGTGCTATTGTCATTGACGATCCGATAAAGGTCGACGATGCGGAGAACGAAAAAGAACGTACCAAGGTAAATCAGCGTCTTAACACGACGATCAAATCGCGACGGAACTCTAGATCAACTCCGATCATCATTGTCATGCAGCGACTTCACGAAGACGACATGTCAGGGTTTGTGAGAAACGGAGGGATGGGTGAAGAATTTCACGAGGTGATCATTCCGGCGATCAAAGATGGTAAGTCTATCTGGCCATACAAACATACCCTTGAGGAATTGAAGGCTATGAAACTAGCAGATAGCGCAACGTTCATGGCTCAATATATGCAAGATCCTACGCCCGAAGAGGGTTCGTTCTTTAAGAAAGAATGGTTTAAAAGATTTAGACTAGGCGAAGAACCCACGAAGCTCGTAAAGTTTGCAGCCGGTGACTACGCAGTGACGCCCGATAGCGGAGACTGGACTGAGCAAGGTGTTTGCGGATTTGACACTCAAGAAAATCTATGGATCTTAGATTGGTGGGAAGGTCAAGTCACTTTAGATAAATCTATCGACGCCATGATGCAGCTTTATTTAGACCACGACCCAATGTTCTGGGCTGCTGAATCCGGCATTATCCGAAGAGCTATGGAACCATTTATCCTTAAAGAGCAGCAACGTAGAAGAGCGTTCTTTAAACTTGAGTGGGTTAATTCTAGTAAAGGTAAGGCGGCGAATGCCAAAGCCTTCCAAGCTCTTTGCTCTCAAGGTAAAGTTTATATTCCTTACGGTTCTTGGGGCGACGATCTAATTACTCAGCTTTTGAAATTTACTGGTAAAGACGATAAACGCGATGACAAGGTTGACGTGTGTGGGATATTTGGAAGGCTTCTAGATCAAGCGTATGGACCTTCGACCTACCACGAAAAACCAACAAGAGCCAACGATGGCTATGGAACGGGTGACGATGAAGAAGATTACAATGGAACAATCCCAATCTGACGACCCAATCGAGGACGCCGCTGAGGGAACGAGCATCTACGGGGATCATACTGATTGGCGCGAGACCGTCATAGAATTTTTGGATAACACGCAAGACGCTCGCATGACCTCCGAGCGTTGCCGCGACTATTATGATGGAAAGCAGTGGACGGCTGAGCAAGTCAGAGCTCTAAGAGCTCGGATGCAATCTCCCATCGTGGTCAATAAAATTAAGAACAAGTTGAACGGATTGCTTGGACTTGTGAGTGCTCGGAAGGGCGATCCGAAAGCGTATCCGCGTAACGTCGACCAAGACGGAGATGCCTCGGAAGCTGTGACCGACGCGCTACGCTTCGCGGCCGATAAAACAAAATTACAACCAACGTTCTTAGAGTGTGCAGACAATTTCTTCTGTGAAGGGTACACAGGAGTGAACATTGTTATTGAGACCGCTCCGAACGGAGAAGCTGACGTTGTCGTAGATCATATTCCTTGGGATCGTATTTTCTTCGATCCATTTAGTCGTAAGCATGATTTTTCCGATGCCGGTGGTAAAGGCTTTGGTATTTGGATGGAAGAAGCTGACGTCATTCGCACGTTCAAAGACACTATGGACGAAGATGCGTTATCCGTAACCGCAGGAGATACGGATGAAACTTTTGACGACAGACCGAAGTGGTATTATCGTCAAGGCAAACGTCGTCGCTTTTTAGTTTTGACACATTACCGTAAGATCGAGGGAAAGTGGTTTCTAGCAATTTACACGCAAGGTGGCTTTCTACTTCCACCGATGGAATCTCCGTACCTTGACGAGTATGGCGTTCCAGAATGTCCTCTAGAATTTGAACACGCTTACATTGACCGCGAGAATAATCGCTACGGGGAATTGAAAGCATACCTTGACCCGCAAGACGAAGTCAATCATCGCCGCTCAAAAGCGTTGTTCCTATTATCGCAGCGCCAGACTTTTGGTAATCGTGGTGCGGTGAAGGACGTTGCGAAATCTAAGCGTGAACTTGCGAAGCCAAACGGACATTTAGAAGTTGGTCAGGGAGAATTCGGTAAGGACTTTGGTATTCTACCAACAGGCGATATGGCGCAAGGTCAGCTTGAATTGTACCAAGACGCCAAGATGGAAATGGACAGTGGTAGTTTCTCCGCGCCGATGAACGGAGATACGAAGCAATTTGGAGAACTCAGCGGTATAGCATTGCAAAGATTGCAGCAAGCTGGTATGACTGACATCATTAAGTTGTTTGAAAACTTTGGATCTTTCAAGCTTCGCGTGTATCGTCAAATGTGGAACCGGATACGTCAATCTTGGGACAAAGAAAAGTGGATCCGTGTTACTGATGATGAGCAAAAACTTCGTTGGGTTGGGTTCAATGTTCAGGTTACGTTACAAGATCAATTGCAAGAAATTATGGACGACGATTCTAAGCCGTACGAAATGCGTCTCGGAGCTTCCGCGCAGCTTATTCAATTGGAACAAACGAATCCAGAAATGTTGAAGCAAGTTGTGATGACCAAAAACCAACCGACGACGTTGGATATGGATATCATTCTAGACGAATCTTACGACACTCTGAATACGTCACAAGAACAGCTTGATGCGATATTGAAGTACGGTGCTCAAAACGCCTTCGAGCTTACCGATCTATTGGAAATCTCCAATGTTGCTGGTAAGTCTAAGATGATTGAGAAGCTTAAGGCGCGGAAAGAGGAAGCCGCAAAAGCAGCGCAAGAAGGGCCACCGGATCCTCAAGCTGCTTACCTACAAGCTTCTGCTAAAGACAAAGAAGCTTCGGCAGTTAAAAAAGCCGCAGAGACCGAGCAAACGCAATTAGAGACGCAGATTATTTCACAACAACCGAATGTTCCGATTAAAGGGAACATCAACATATAAGGAGTTATCTATGCCAGCTATCGGATTTACACCAATAAC